GTACGCGGACACCGCTGGAAAGCTCACCATCGGCTACGGTTGGAACCTTACCGACAGAGGACTTCCAGACGACATTATCGATTCACTTTTTTGGAAAGCCTTCAACGAGGCCGCCGCTGTGTTTGAAACCTGCGGCTTTTACAAAAGGCTGACAGATGCCCGGAAGGCTGTTGTCATTAATATGGTTTTCAATTTAGGGCCGACTGGATTTGCAAAATTCAAGCGGATGATAGAAGCCTTGGATCGAGAGGATTATCTCACAGCCGCGACTGAAATGCTTGACAGCAGATGGGCGAAACAGGTGGGCAACCGTGCAAATGAACTAGCGGCTCTAATGAAAACCGGATGTTGGGGCAACGAATAAATGGCCGTAATCGGGAACCTGATAGCCAATCTCCGGTTGAATTCCGCAACCTTCCAGCGGGACATTAAGAAGGCTCAGCGGTCGCTGACGAACGTCGGAAGCGCCATGTCCCGGCTCGGAACCGACCTGACCAGATCCGTCACACTTCCCCTTGTGGCCGCCGGATTCGCGGTGGTCAAATTCGGTTCGGATTTTGAATCGGCTTTTGCAGGGGTAAAGAAGACCGTCGAAGGGACTCCCGAACAGCTTCAGGCGATCAGCGACGGACTCCGCTCGATGTCCAAAGAGCTTCCCGTTGCCGTTGAAGAGCTTGCCCAGATCGCCGAGAACGCCGGCCAGTTGGGAATCCAAACCCCGAAGATCCTGGAATTCACCCGCGTTATGGCCGAGTTGGGAGTGACCACCAATCTATCGGCGTCCGAAGCCGCCATCGCCATCGCCCGAATGGTGAACATTATGGGAACCAGCCAGAACAAGGTAAGCAATCTGTCCTCTGCGCTGGTGGCTCTTGGAAACAAATTCGCAACCACGGAAGCCGAGATTCTGGACATGGCCCTCCAGTTGTCCGGTGCCGGTAAGCAAATCGGGTTGACCGAGGCCGAAGTCCTTGGCTTCGCTGCTGCGCTTTCAGCCGTCGGAATCAAGGCCGAACGCGGCGGTTCCGCTTTCTCCAGGGTGTTTTCCGACATTGAAAAAGCCGTAGTCAAGGGTTCGAAAAATCTTGAGCTTTTCGCGGAAGTGGCCGGCGTATCGTCGGCGCAATTCGCCAAGAGTTTCAAAAAAAATGCGGCCGGGGCCATCCAGTCTTTCCTTGAGGGCCTGAAAAACGCCAGCGACCAAGGGGCGTCCATGACCATAATCCTCGAAGCCTTGGGACTTGGGGGGATAAGGGTTGCTGATTCCCTGAAGAGGACCGGAAGCAATGCTCTCAACGTAGGAAAGTCGTTAAAGGTATCGGCAAAGGCTTTCGAGGAAAACACGGCTCGGGCCAAAGAGGCGGAGGAACGGTTCAAAACGTTTGCAAGCCAAGTCTCTGTTATAGGCAATCGACTGAAAGACATCGGTATAGATCTTTTTCAGGCCCTGCGACCGATTCTGGTTGAAACGGTATTGCCCGCAATCCGTCTGGTCGTGATTGGTCTGACCGCCCTTGCAAGAGCGTTTTCGGAGCAGCCCCGTTTTGTCCAGGCTGCCACATTGGCTCTGCTGACTCTCGCCGCCGCCGCCGGTCCCGTAATAGGATTTGTCTCCGCCCTCGTCTTCAGCGTCAAAAACATCGTTGTCCTATTCGGGGCCGCCGGTCCCGCCCTTGCAAAGCTTGGTCCTTTTCTGACCGGAATCGCCGGTCGTTTCGCTGCCATAAGGGTCGGGATTGCCGCTGCCACCGCTTCTCTCGCAGGCGGTGGCGGAATGCTGGCGGTCCTCGGCAAGGTCGCCGCCTTTCTGACCGGTCCGTTCGGGCTGGCTTTGATAGCCGTCTCGGCTCTGGTGGTCGTCTTCAAGGATGAAATTGCAGACGCGATTGTCGGCCTTTTGGAATTTTTCGGGATCGTCGAAGACAGATCGAAGCAGGCCACCGATTTAATGTCCGAAAATTTCGGATTCATGGTGAAGAAGATAACCGAGAATCTTGGCGTCCTGCCCGATATCGGCTTAAAGGCGTTGGACAAAATGACCAAGGGTTCGAAGGAGTGGTCAGCCGCTCTTGCCGAGAACAACGCCAAGGTCAAGAAGTTTCTGGAAGGGCTCAACAAGAACCGCGATGCCTTCGTGAAGCTCAAAGAGCAGTTTCAATCGGGCGCCCTCAGCGCCTCCGAATATGCCGTAAAACTGAAGGCTCTTGCCTCTGGAAGCACGGAAGCCGCCAAAGGCACTGCGGCTGTCGGCGAAGAGGCGAAGAAGACGACCGGCCACGTAATAGACATGTCGAAATTCATGGGCGCCGCTGCCGGTTCCATGGATACGTTGGCCTCGTCTACGCGGACGGCGTTGAATCCCATGGCTGAGTTGGTGGCGGAAATCGACAAGCTCACGGCTGCCAGTTTCAGTGCCGAAGAGATCGCCCTTGCCTTGGCGGGCCGAATGCAGGAAGCCGCCGAAGCTGAGAAGGAAATGGCCGAACAAGCCCGGTTCCTGGGGATCGAGATTGACGCGATTCCACTTAGCGAAGCCGCTCAGAAGGTCAAAGAATATTCCCTCGAGCTAAAGAAGCTCGCCAGGATAAAAGCCATTGCGGCGATGGAAGCCGATAAGCTCGCCGATGCCGTGCGGGACGGCACCGCTTTCGTCGAAGCCGCCATAGACTCCACTTCGGTCCTGGGCTCGGTAACCGAACGCTGGTCAAAATCCACGAATGAAGCAGTCCAGCGTTTGAGGGATCTGGCTAAGACAACCCGCGAAAACGTCGCGACTATAAAGCAAATGATCGCCGCCGGTTTCACGGTCAACGAAATAGTTTTGGCAACCGGAGTGTCGGCAACTACTCTTCGCCGGCGGATGAAAAGCCTTGGAATCGAGATCGACGAAACGACCGGTGCCTTTCTCCGCCAGGTCGAGGCCTCCGAGGAAAGCATTCGGGCGTCGAAGCAACTCGAAGACGCATGGACCCAGGCTATGGGGAATATCCTTTCCCGTTTCACTGATTCCGTCACCGGAATGCTCTTCGAAGGCAGGAAATTCAGTCTGAACCTCAAGGACATTTTCAAGGATCTCGCCAAATCCATCGTACAGATTTTGCTTGGACAGCTACTCAAACCGGTATTCGGGTTTTTCAATAACCTCGGAGACATTCTTTCGAAAGGTCTTGGCGGCGGCGGATTCGACTTCGGCGGCCTGTTTTCGGGGACCGGTTTCGGCCAAGACGGCGGTTCCGGCGGTCAGCAGGCCGCAGGAGGGATAGGAGGCGTTGGAGGGATAGGGGCGCTCGGTGGAAAGATAGGCGGGTTGTTCGCTTCCATCGGCAAAGCCATCGGCGGCGGCGTCTCAGCCGTTGCCGGGCTGGGACCGCTTTTGGCAGTGCCCATCTTCGGTGCAATCGCCGCTGGAATCGCGGCTTTGATTTTCGGTTTCGGAGGGCGTGACCTTGGATCTGTGGCAAAGGATTTGCAAAGGGATTTCAATCTCGCGTTCAACACCGACCAACTGAAGAAATTCACCGAGACGGCGGGTATCAGCAAAGAAACCTTCAAGAAATTCACCAAGTCCATTTCCCTTTCGCCGGCTTTTTTCAAGTTCGCCCAAAGCATGGGGGTCAGCAACGAACAATTGATAGCGGCTTTTTCGAGTGTGGAAGTCTTGGGACGAAGGCTCGATCTCTCCGCCGAGGCAGCGGCAGCAGCAGCCGGCGACTTCAGTTTGCTGAACGCAAAATTCAAGGAACTTTTCGGCGCCAGCAACGAACTGAAGGAAGCCCTTGGCGGCAGTCTTGATCCGCTTCTCGATCAGTCTTCAGAGGCTTCCAGTTCGGTTGACGAGGTCACGGATTCCGTCAAGGATCTCGCCGACGAAGTAAAAGGTATCGCAGTTTCGGTGCAAACCGCCGTGGCTTCTATGACCGAGGCTGTCTCAGGGCTGACCGATACCCTCGCGGCTGGATTCGAGGATCTGATCAGCCGGCTTGACGCGCTGCTTGAAGTTTTGGGCGATAGAATCGAGGGCCTTACTAATAATCTGGCGGCTCTGACCGAAGGGGCGTTGGGGATGGATGCGGCCTTGCCGGCCGGAGTGTCGGGTGATTCGGCTCCCGGCGGTGCGTTCGGATCGAGCCGGATGTTCGTACAGTCCACCAGTCTCAGTTTCGTGATAAAGAGCCCCTCCGAAGACTTGGCCCGAGTGACGAAAGAGGTGGTGATCCCCGCCATCTCGCGTGAGTTGAATCTGGGAAGCACAACCCTCAGGTCGGACGTTGTCAGGGCGGTGGAACGCAATCGGCAGGGGGTGACCTTTGGCAACGGTTAGCGACGACTTCAACCGGGCGAACAGCGCTTCCCTCGGCGCAAACTGGGTTGAAATAGAAAGCTCTACGACTGTTTTTCAGGTGACCTCGAATACTCTCCGCATCCGAAAGACTACGACTGCCCGCGGCCTTGCGCATTTCAATCAGAGCTTCAACAACGACCAGTTCTCGGAATTGGAATACAGAGGCAACATATCAGCTGCTTTCGGGGGCCCGGCAATACGCATCGACCCTGCGAGCACCGTTGCCGACTGCACCTGTTACGGCGTTATGGTCGATGACGGCGGCTCTCCCGACATCCGGCTTTTGAAGTGGAACGGCGTCGCCATGACTTTCGTGGCCGCCACAACGCTTGCGACTGACTCGCACTCCGTCTCGGTTGGTGAGGTTATCCGAATAGAGGCCACAGGTACGACTATTCGAGTGCTTGTCGATGACGTCGAAAAAATCAGCGTCACCGACGCGGACATTGGGAGTGGCCGGCTCGGTATGGTCTCCCCGTCAATCGCCGGATTTACGTTGGTTGGCATTTGGGATAATTTCGCGGGCGGTGACCTGAACGGGGGCATCAGCCTAAACCCCGCTGACCAGCTGAAGCCCCTTTCCGATGCCGTGTCTTTGAATTTGGCCGAAAATCTCACCCTGACGCCATCCGATTCAATATCCAGGCTCGACGATGAAATCAGCACGGCAATCGCGGAATTCCTTCGGATCACGGTAGCCGATTCACTTGGATCTTCCCCGGCCTTGGCCGATTCGGTGGCCCTGGCCCTTTTCGAAAATCTGACGATCAACGCGTCCGACGCCCTAAAGGATTTGGACGACTCCTTCTCGATCAATTTAATTGAAAACCTTACGGTTGCCGTTGCCGATGCCCTGGAAGCGCCTACGGACGCCATTGAGGTCGTGACCGGTCAATTCTTCGGAGTCAACGTCCTCATTCTCGTCACAATGTTTTTGTCTGACGGCGACGATTGCAGCGCCAGCGTCGGAGTAAGAACGCCGGACAAATATTTCGAAGGCCGGGTGATACAGTACGGAACCTTGGAACGGTCGATTGAAGTCCCCGCCGGACTGCCGAGGGTTGCAGACGGTCAGCTGACTCTCGCCGACACCGATCAAAAATACCGGAAAAAATTCGCGGCCGCCAACCCGAGGGGACGGGAAATAGAGATCTCGATGGTGCCGGTCGGGGGATCGACCAAGACGGCTCAAAGGGTATACCGGGGAGAGATCACGAGAGTATCGTTCCCCGAAGGCGCTGTGACGGTCGAGTATTCCGATATCACCTTCGCCTGGATGGAAGAGGATCTTCCGGCGCTCGGAACGGTTGAGAATTTCCCGGCGCTGCCCGACCCTGATCAAACCGAAGTCTTCATTCCGATAATTTTCGGACACGTTTTTTCGGACGGAGGCCTCGGAAGTCAGGGAGCGATTCGCGCTGATTCGGTGGACGTCAGCCGGAAACGGTTCGCCCTGGCCCGTCATCCCATGGAAGAGCTGACCACCGTCTACAGGAGGCTGTCCGGGGAAGATGTTTTCAGCGTCGTGGCGAGCGGGTTTTCCGTCGTTGAAGAAGACCAAACGATTGACGGGGTAGTCTACACGTTTTCATTTCTGGACTTTGTTTCCGCCCAGGCGGACGGCACTGAAATCAGGTTTGACGGGAAGGGCGTCAAATTCCTCGGAGGGAGCCTTGCAACCAGGAACCCGGCTACCTGCATCCACCGCTATCTGAATCTTTTCGCCGATCAGGGAGACTCGAAACTGAACCTGATCGACTTCGCGACGGCTGAGACCGAGGCCGATTCCAGGGCGCTGTTCTGCGACGGCGCCATAGTCTCGAAGATCCGCCACAGAGAAGCGGTCGCCCGTCTGGCGAGCAGTTTCAACATAGACTTTTTCCAGGACAAAAACGCCAAGATCAGCATTTCAATCACTCCCGAGACCGATGCAGGGCGCCCGGTCTTCGACGATCTCTTGAGGCTCCTTTCCGAATCCGTCTCTCAGTCTTTGCCCGACCCGGTGTTCAACAGGCTTAAGTATTCCTTCAACAGACTTTTTGCGGACGGCGAATTCCGAACGACGTTGACGCACGAAAACGAGCCCGATCAAAGCCAGTTGGGAAAAGTCCTCGAACGGAATTTGGAGCTTTGGTTTGTGAGGGACGCGGCCACGGCTCAATCCGTGACCCAGGACGTGGCCAGCTATCTCGCGCTGGATTCCTATCAAATACAATTCGGGCTTCCCGCGCCTCTGACCGTCGATCAATTGGAGTTGGCGGCGTTGGCCGGGGTGACCCACTACGGCGGAATAGACGGTTCGGCTTCCGGCTATTCCAACGAAGAGTTCAAGATCCTCGGGATTGGATTCGATCCGAACACGCTTCGGTATACGGTCAAGGGGATCCGCCGCAATCCGTCGCCGTCCGCACCGGTGGGACAGGCGTTCGAGGTGTGGTGGGCAGAGAACTGCACTCCAGGGCCTCACATGCTGGCGGCCGGCATTTTTACGCTGATCTTTCTCGAAGACGATGACATTTCCGTTGTGAACGCATGGCGGACCCTTGATTGGGGTCGAAGCTGGGAGAAAATCCCAGGCCCGAATCTGGCGGACTTGGTTAGGAGCTACGCATCGGCTCAAAGCGGTGTCGAGATTCACGTCGCGACTCAGGAAGATGCAACGGGCCGCGTCTCCTATCATGTATTCAACGCTTCAAGCGCTGCGTGGACACTCAAATCCGAGACGATTAAAGCCTCTGTGACGCTCAAGTCCAGCCAGACGCAGCACCTCGTTGACATCACCGTGGCCAGGACGGGCGGATTTCCGACCGTTATTTTCAATGACGACATTCACACGGACGGCTCGCCCGCGGTCGAATACCACCGCCTGAGCATCGCCCAGAAAAGATCCGGTTCGTGGAATCTCATCGGGAACCTCGCCACCGGCGGTAACAACGACTGGCGGGGGGGGAGGCTTGCGGCCGGCAAGGGTGATCTAATCCACGCCTTTTTCATGCGGACGCCGGGACTGGAAGAGGGCTATCACCAAACCCTCAACAACGGCGGAGCCCTGACGGCCACGGTCCTGTGGAGGCCGCAAAGCCTTTTCAGCGGCTCGACCCACAATTTCGGCAAAATCGGAGTGATGCAGGACGGTGAGGATTTCAAAATCTGGGTCGCGTACCGGGCTCTCACGGATATTGCGGTGGTGACCTTCATTTCCGCCGCCACCATGGGTCAGGTTGAGGCCGCCGACACGGACGTTTGGGACATCACGCCTTTCCAGGGGGAGTCGGTGCCGGACGGTTCGACGCGCATGACCCATGTTGACATCAGCGTCACGGTCGACGGGGTTCCCCATGCGTCTTTTCCGGGCTTCATCGGTCTCGCCGGCCCTTTTTGGACGGTATATAAATCCTTCGGTGAAAATGGTTGGAATCCTCCCGGCACCGGCTCAGATCCTTCCGGCGACTGCTTGAACACTTTTTGGAATGCCTGCGCGTTCGAGGATAAGCTCGGTCCGAAAATTTCATCCCCCCAAAGCCCCAAAAAACACGCCAGTCTCGTTTTCCTTTTCGGCGGCGACTACTGGATAGCCTCGATAACTTGGATGAGCCTGGACGCTGCAAGCAAGGCCGCATTAGGAGGTCCTCCGGACGGGAGCGCAACAATATTCGAAGTGGCTAAAATCGGGCGCGACATCCCCCGGCCCGACGATTTTGTACAATTGGACCTCATAAATGAAATAAAGGCGCGCGGCGTCTTGGACTAGGAGCGGTCATGGAAATGGAAGAAAGCATCGGAATTCGCCTTCGGGGTTGTCTGGAAATCCACATCAGAGATGCGAAGACCAACGAAATTCTTAGGAAGATCAGAAATCCGAACGCTCCCGCGCTTGCCGGCGTTGCTTGGATGCTTCAACACATGCTGAGCGGAGAGGGGGCGACAAGCCAGACTTTGCAGCAAGTCGCCCTCGGCACCGATACCACCGCTCCAACCACTGCCGACAGCGCCCTAGGATCCGAGTTGGCAAGAAAGGTTGTGGGAACCTGGGAAACGTCCGGCCTGACCGCCACTGACGGCCCATTCTTCGCGGCGCAAGCCGACTTCGGAACCGCAGAGGCCAACGGGACGCTAGCCGAAGCCGGGCTTTTCAACAGCAGCGCGGCGGGGACTATGCTGGTTCACGCGACCTTCGCAACACAGGAAAAGGCCACATCCAACACCCTTGGAATCACGTACACCGTGACCGGAAACATCACTTAGCCAGGGCTTGAAAGTCCGCCATTTTGTCCAGCAGCAAGGTTTTGGTGTTGCGGTAAAAGTCGGCTTTCGAAAGAAGGATTTCCAGATCGCGGGGTTTTATCTGGACGCAGTCCCTATCGTCAATCAACCTGGGATCGAATTTGGTTGTATGGAAATCTTCAGGTTTAGCGAGATTGGATTCCAACGCCGTCAGGGCTTCAAGTGCATTTTTCCCGGCAGAATAACCGCGGAACTGACCGCTTTTTTTGTGGAATGTTCTGTAAATATTCAAGCTGACTCCTTCATACCGAGCTTTTTGCGCAGATCGTTGGCCATGATCGACCTGTGGCCGTTTCGTTGATTTCGAAGAAAAAGATCACCGGACTTTTGATATCCGAGATATAGGTTGAGATCGTAGTAGGCCATAAAGTATGAGTCCATTTCCCAACCATCCCAAAAATCCTTTGGCCTGTGGGAGTTTATAAACGGGCGCCCCAATCTGAATTCTGCCAAAACAAGGCGGATGTTCGGGATTCCGTTGTGGAACCTGTGGGCTGGGTGAAAAGAAATTTCACGCTTCTCGATCGCATCTCGTAGGAATCGCTCGTCTTTTCCCTCGATCATTTCAAGCCCCTTTCGTTTTCCCAGAATGCGGCGCTGCGCTTTTCAAGTCTCTTTTTAAGGTATAGGTCTGCATCGGGACTTTCCCATACGGTATCCACGAAATTTTCCAGGTGGGCTATGTATTTTTTGCAATCGAGGACATTCAAATAGAGATTTTTGGCCTCTTGCGTGTATATCGCTGCATCGGGACGCAGCCTGCTTCTCTTCACGGTGCCCTCAATATCGATTCCACCGTCTCGGCCCTGGTGAGCCCCGACCTTTCGGCAAGGGAGTCCAGTTTGGCTATCAGTTCCGTGTCGAGAAACAGCGTCCGCTGATGGATTTTAGGGCCTGGATTTTCCATGTCGCGGACTGTTTCCGGGGCATTTTCCAATTTGAACCGGAATTCAGCCGCCGATCCTCTGCCCGTTCCGAGAGCAATCGCAGCCTTGGCGCTCATACGTAGGCACAGTTGTCTCTTGTCGTTTTTAAGCATTAAAGGCAATCCAAATATTGAGCGGGCGTAGGTCCGAAGCCCCCGGTTGGTTTGGTTGCTTTTAAGCATGT